ACAATGCACGACCGCCTGTACCTTCTTTTGCTGCTGTGCTGTCTGCTCTACCTGTTGTAAGTGAACCAGAATATGCGTTAGCAATTTTAAATGGTGATAGTGCTTCGTCACCGGCTGTTGTGTCTGTGTCTGTTGCTGATGCATCGTTTGTTGTTTCAGCATAACGTACACGAAGTGTATGAATCTGACCAACTGGACCTTGCATCGGCTGTACACCAACGATTTCGTTAGCAATAACTGTAGGCATAACACGACGGATAACTGGTAGAATAACACGATTTAGTGTCGCTACGTTACCTGCTGCTGAAGCACCTGCTGTAGCTGCCTCTTTCAAGTATTTGCGAGTGTTTTCTAAAACAACACTCATGCTGTTGCGGCGATTACCTTCTAGACCTTCGAGAAGGGCGTCTTTGGTATCATCCCAACGGCTTTCTAATAGTACGTCTGACATTTAAGTCTCCTCTTTTGTACTTTATTTTAAGCCAGCAAGTTTGCGGATGTCAACGATATTATCGCTACCTTCCTCAACCTGGACTGTTTTTTGTTCTTTGTTACCTGTCATTTCTGTGCGGCTTTCTTTGATTACAGATTTTTTAGTTTCTTTAATCATTGATTTGCCGTCCAGTACTGCTGGCAAGTAACGGTCGAAAGCAGGCTTCAATTTTGAAGTTTGTACGCTTTCAAGTAAGTCAGTCATAATCGCTGCCTTATCTTTGTTGAGTGGCTTAAGAAGTGTGTTTAGTGTTTCTTTACGCTGTACACCCTCATTAATTAAAGCAATTTCTTGCTCTTTGCTCTCAACGATCTTAGTTTTTTCTTCAAGACTTTCATTGATTTGTGCAACTTCTTCAGTAGCCGCGTGGACTGCTGCTTCTAGTTCCTTAATCTTTTGATTTTCATTTAAATGACTTGATGAAAATTCTGTTGCAAAAGTTTCGAAGATTTTACGTCCGAAAGTATTTTCTTTTGCGATTTGAATATCTTCTTTAAGTTGATTCATTTCACCTTTTAGATAGCCGGTTACTGCTTCATTAACAGCCTGACTTGTGTGCTTTACAAACTTTGCTTTAAGATTTGTAAACTGCTCACGAGCTTCTTTAACCAATCTCACTTTAGTTTCAACAACATCTTGACGATCCTTCTGGAAGTCAGAAATTTCTTCAGAAAGTTGACTAGTAACAAACTCTTCAAGTTTGCCAACTAGTGCTTGCTGATCTGCTCTTTCTAACTTTAGTTCTTTGATTTCTTCGCTAAGTGTTTTGACTAAAAATTGGTCAAATGTGCCGCTTGCTTCTTGCATTTTTGCAACAAACTTAGCACGGTCTTCAGTTATTGCTTTACGCTCTTCAGCGATCTGCTCTAGTTCTGAGGTAAGACCTTCTGTAACCATACGATCTAAGGCTTCAACCATAGTAGATTTATCATGCTCATAGCGTTGTGCAAACTCCTCGCGAAGTTCTGCAGTAACCTGTGTACGAGTTTCGTTCATCTTTGCTTCCCATTGTTCAGCAATAGCAGAGCGAGTTTCCTCATTCACGAGGTCGCTATCCAAAAGTGGTTTGATAGCATCTAGCATTTTGATCTCCTAGATCTTTAAGTCCCTGATAAGTCGAGTCATCTCTTCTTTCAGGTATTTTTGTACTTTAGCATCGCCGTTTGCTTCACGAGCCATGTTAAGCACTTTATGCCCCCCACGCATATTAAGTAGTCCTTCGTAAATCGCTACTGGATATGCATTTGGTGCACTGGGTTGTGCCACAACGTCAACTGTGACAATTTCAAAATCAGCAACTTGACCACTGGATTCATTAACGTTTCCACTGCCTCTGCTACTAACTCCTAAATTTACTCCACCTTGAATCATTGTTTTCACAAGTTGACCCATTGGTGTTTCAAGAATCTTTAATTTACCATACCCATTAGGTCCATCCATCCACATACTTTCAATCATATGTGATACTCGATCAAGGTTAATTTTGAGATCATCTGGATGGTCAACTTCACCTAAAACGCTTTGTCCGCTTTTTAGTTGCTCGTTGATGGTACTGACTGCATTAGTAATTTCAGAGACAGGGTAAACACGCTTGTTTGCGTTCTCTACCCCGCCCTGGATACAAATGCCTTTCATGTAGAGATCCTTGCCGCCGTTGGAATTTTCTGTTGCTTCATAAACAACATTCGCTTCTTTAAACGTTAGGTTTTCTCTCAAGTACAACATAGAAATTATGCTTTACTCATTGTTGCGCCACGTGTGTCTGACGCATCTGTTTGTACTGTTGATTTTGGTGTAGCACCGCCTTTTTCTTCGCCGGTTGGATCGACTGCTTTGCCGCCCATGTCGTTTTTGCCAGCTACTGGACCTGATGATCCATCACCTTCTTCGCTAGTTACTGGTGCAGGAGCTTTTTCGGTGTATTCGCGAACCATTTCCTCAGACTCAACTGATTCCATTTCTTCTTCTTCACCTTCTTCTTCACCTTCTTCGTCGCCCATGTCCATGTCCATGTCCATTTCTGGCTCCATGTCCATTGCGTCGCCGTCGTCAGCATCGTCTGCACCCATAAGTGCTTCAAACTCTGCTTTCAATTCGTCTAATGCATCTTCTAGATCAACAACACGGTCTTCCATGTCGTCATCGCCTTCATGCTCATCTTCCAATGATAGACCTTCTTCATCGGCTTCGATGTCGTCAATCATATCATCGGCAGCATCGCCACCTAGTTCTGCTTCGTCAAAATCTGACTCTTCAACTGTATCTCCGTCTAATTCTGCAGTTTCTTCAACTTGATCCTCATCTGTGAGACCCTCATAGATGTCACGTGATTTTTCAACCACGATCTCATGGAACAAATCTTTTGCGCCCTGCTCATCTTCTGCGATAAACAGTTCAATCAATTGCTCAAATTTGTTTGTCATTTGTATAACTCCTATATTCATAAGGCATTTGTAGCATTATTTAGTAATAAGGAGTTTTAAAGGATAAAATGCGTACTTTTTGAACCAAAAAGTAGACTATAGGATTTTTTAAGATTATACTGCTGGTGCAGGTGCAAATTGACGTCTAATCTCTTTGATAGACTCTTGATATTCAGCTGATTTAAGATCACTGAGTTTACGCAGTTTACTTAACTGTTCCAGTGTAAGACGTGTTTTGCGGGTATCAGATTTCATAGCAGCACTGCTATCCTGATACTGCTTATCTTCTTCTTGCTTTTTTGCGTCTAGTTCAAATAATAACATGATAATATTTATGCTTCCGGTGCCGCTGCAGGTACACTACCTACTGGACTTACATCACCAGTTGCGCCTGCTTCACCTGCGCCGCCTTCTTCGCCACCGCCGTCTGCAGCAACGTCTCCTGCAGGTGGTGCTTCTGGCTCAAATGCATCCATGTCTGCTTGTATGCCGCCTGTGGTTACACCAACACTGCGCATGCTAGGTAGTTCGCTTTCGACACTGATGTCTTGATTTTCTTCACGCCATAATTTACTGTTCTCTGACATTTCTTCTTCTGTCATGCCCAAGTAACGCCCCATAAGGAAACGCTTGCTCATATATGGATAACCTTCAAGTGCTTGGAATGTATTAATTCTTGCACTATCCATTTCAGTTTCACGATAACTAGCAAAGTTCTGTGGCTCATTAAAGCGTAATTCAAATGTAGCGTTGTCAATTTCAACACCGCGCCACTTCAAGAACATTTTAAATTCTCTGTCAAACGTAGAACAGATAAGACGCTGTAGTCTCACGCAATATTCGTTAAACCGCTTTTCTTGAATCATTGCTGTGCCAACACGACCATCACTGTATGAACTAGGACTATCTTCGAATCCAGTTGGCAAGTAACTGCTAGGTATACGCAATCCACGGAATAATTTGTTAGTAAAGAATTTCAAGTCATCAATCTCACCTAGGTTTGTGCCGCCTGGTAGTGTATCAACTTTACTGCCTCTGCCTTCCGCAGTTTGTGGAAAGAAGTAGTCTTCGTTTGTACTGAGTGGATTGTATGTTGTATCCATGATGTTAGTACCGCCACCAGTTTTACTTGGTATACGTCTTTGGTGTATTTCGTTTTTTACACG